AAGTGAAGTTTATTTTTGAAGATAAAGACATCAAGGAAGGCTTGCAAGTCAGGAACTCCAAGGGTGATAAATGCAGCATTTATCGCGTTTCCGATACTGTATCTGGCTGGCGTTATGGAATAACCAATGATTCAGTTAGTTACTATGTCGTGACTGTTATTGGATTTGCCGAAGAAATGGCGAAATATCTGAATAATAACGAATATAAACCAGCTAACGTTTGAGGTATAGATTTGACTGAGATTTTCTATCACGGTACTTCCGTCAGTCGGATCGACCACAACATCAAAGAGAATGGATTGGTGCCGCGAGAGGGTAAATCGTCAAACTGGTTTACCCAAGGTGTTGAATCCAATTCTCATGTCGTCTATCTGACTGCAAAAAGCGAGGAAGTGGAATTCTATGAGTTTCGCTCCGCTCTGGCCAACAACGATCAGATTACCGCTCGAATTATCATCAACGCGGAGAACTTGAATTCTGATAATTTTAGGCCAGACGAAAATTATCTCGATATCTTGGAAAGAGGTTGTTATACAAATTGTCCTCTTGACGTGCGCGATAAGCAACAAGAGAAGATTTTGAATGATCGGCGCTGGAAAGAAAGCATAGAGCTTTGTGGAAAGATTACCCATGTAGGAAAGATTGAAGCTTCACATTTCAGTAAAATCGTTTATAGGGATGTCAAAGAGAACGTCTTCTATGACGATGATATCTTTAAAATTGAGGATATCAAAACCCGTCTCAAGGCACATGACGCATGGCTAAGCGGGCATGGTGTCTTCTGGCAAAAAGCAGAAGAATACAAGAATGTAGGATTTGTACAGGCTAATTACTATTTGCCTGAATTCAATGATTATTTCTTGAAAGGTTTCTTTTATTCACAGAAACTTTATCGAGACAGTATCAAGTCGAAGTCGCCAGAGCCCCATTAATCATTTCAAGAGATTCCGTATAACGCGGTTTCTCTTGACTCATGCCGATATTGCGACAAAGCCTCGTCACCAGGAAGTTACCTGAAATCTGGGGATCGAGCGGCGCGTTTCCCGTCACGTTCATCATTTCTGGAATCGCCAGATTCACCACGTCTCCAGCCTTGACGGAAGGGTCGCCAAAGACTCTTGCCTTCACCTGATTCTGCATCAGATTGCCGACGTAGGCCAACTGATTGGGCGTCATCGTATTGATCGAGGTGAACGGTCGAGCCGCCGTATCCACCGGAATAAATGAAACTCTCCCATAATTTGAACCATACTTTTGCGTGAAGGCGGAAGAATTATAGCCGCCAAACGCAGGCGGAGTCACGTCGGTATAGACGTACTGCCTTGTTCTGATATTATAGGTGGAAACTCTCTGTTTTAATCCGCCAAGTGTAATTCTATCAGTTGAAGAAGCGATTTGTGGCACTTCATAGGAAATGATATTATTCTGGGTATTATTATAGATCGAATTACCGACGCTATCCTGATGCACAAAATACTTCACTGGAGCCTGATTGAGCATCAATTCGATAGTATGAAAATACATCCCTTTCCAATTCTCAAAATAAACGTAGGTAGAAGAAGAATTGAGCGTTGAGACGGCTCTTCTTCTAACCATATCAATCGCCTTGAATGGATCGTAGTTCGGGATCATGATATTCTGCGAGCCTTGCGTCGGTTCGGTAATAATCGTTTTGGTGCTCTTCAAATAATTGAAATGAATATCCTTCACGATTGATTCGATGGTGGTATTGTAAGACTTCTGTACGAAATTGGTTTTTGCATACATAGTTTCGACGCCGACGCCATGCAAAAAGTAAATCTTTGATTTGGTGGAGCCCGCCGCCGTTTGATTTTGAATTGTATCCAAGGCGAAAGTATAAGTCGGAAAGACGCCGCCTGGAGCGCCAAAGGTTGTTGTGATCGTTTCGTCACCGCAAATATTAAGATTGCCGAGAGCGTCATTCACGTCAAAAACCTGAATTTCAATAATGGCGTTGGGAACGAAGATCGATTCGTAAACCTTCATCGTCGCAAACATCCTGCTAAGGTCCAACGATCCTCTTGGCGAAGAAAGCGTAAGATCATAAATCAGAACGTCACCAGGGGAATAGGAACTCATGAATTGAGCACCTTTTCAAGCTCATTAGAGACTTGTGGAACGTAGGTATTCACCATGACCTGCAAGACCTTCTGATTTTCATTCCTAGCGTCCTCATATTGCCAATAAGTCACAGGATCATAATAGATGATCTCGTTGTTGGGCACGGCGTCATAAGAATTAATAATGACTGCATTCGAGGTAGCGATTGTCACAACGGCATTGGATTGACTGCCGACCAACGAGAACGACGCCGCGTTGACGCTTCCGTTCGGTAGATAATAGCCGTTGACGTGCTGAATATTAACGAAATTGTTGCCGAAGGAAGCCACCTGACCACTTCCCACATTATTAGCAGTATAAGTAATTTTTACGATTTCGTCATCAATGAAAGTCGGGATTACGTTGCTAAAATTGAAAGAGACAAGATGATTGGTCTTGAGGGTCCAATCGACCTGAACACGGCTGTAGCTGATGACCTTCCCAAAGCCGTCAAAATTCGGCTGATAATATTTAAGAAGATTGGTTGAAAGAGCGTCGTAATCCGAGACGGAGATTGTTTCCTCAATATTGTCAAACCAATTGTTAGTATAATACTTAACTTTCTGTTGAGGAAGCGTCAGACTGCCGTACTTCTGAAGCATATAATCGTTGAATTCGGCCTGATCCATGTACCATTGCGAATAGGGATCAGTAATTTGATTCGTCATGAAGATCAGCCATTCGCGATAAGGATCGTTATAGTAGTCGCGTGATAACTGATCTGATCTTTTACTATTGTTGATCGTGGACGGATAAAAAATAAATGGATTTAACAGCGTCGTATTCGAGATAACCGCTCTTCTGGTAATGTCAACTACAGGCTGACCATTATAAACTGTGAGTGGAAATTTTGAAAAAAAAGTATCCATTAGAAACCTGTCGGTAGAGTTACGCTATTAGGCGCGACGGCAAGAAGATTAGGATCAATCGTATTGTAGAAATCCTTCTTAAGCCAATATTCAATTTCTAATAATCTTAGCGTCAACTGATAGGCTGATGGCGCATTGGAGGTTTTAAAGCCAGGAGTCGCACCAGGGGCGTAGTTCGCTTCCGCCGATTCGATGACGCAATGTTTAAAAGAATAAACGTAGCCTGACGGAGAAATCACTGGAATGCACATGTCGGGATATTGCAGCAAGGTTCCCGCCGTCGCCTGATTGGAATCTGGCAATTGATGATAGCGAAACTTGTTGAGGATGAATTTGAGGGTCTGTGTCTCCTGCAAATTATTAGGAATGAATTTCCAAGAGAATGTATGACGCTTGAAGACTGGAGCCTGAAACAGAACCGTCAGATAAGGATTAACCGCCAAGCCGCCAGCCTGGAGGAATTGATTGGCGATATTAGGCAAGCCAGCCGCGTTACCCAGCGCATTAAGCGAATCTAAGGCCTGTGCGCCGCTTCCCTTTACACCTCCTGCCAATGCCCCCAAGGCAGTAGAAGCCGCCGCCTGAATCGCGCCCTGAGCGCTGTTATAGCCCTGCACAGCACTATCCATCGCCGCCCCGACGATTGGCGAGAGAGTCTGATTGGAATTGTAGTCAACGCTCTGGGAATCGATCAATGAAGAGGGAATCGGAAGGGTGATCGATCCCATCGGATAGAGGCTTGGAGACAGGAAGATGGAAGGGCGCTGATATTGATAAAAGAAAAACGTCATATAGAACTGGCGGCCTGAATTAATATCGATCAAGTCAGAAGGAAACAGATAGGCTTGCGGAGACGCATATTCATTGGAGAGATTGGCGACCGATTGACTGATATCATACCCAAGCGCGCCGATAGCCCCCACAGCCACGGCGGTTTGAACACCCGTTAATATATCAGTTAAACCAGCCATCTTGTTCCTTATAAATAGTAATAGTTTCTACTATTTATTGAGGAATAATGGCCAAGTTCTATCAGGGATTCTTTCGCCCGAGGAATCCCCAGAAATACAAAGGCGACCCGCAAAATATAATTTATCGCTCGTCATGGGAATTAAAATTCTACCTGGAGTGCGACAAGCGCGACGACATCATTGAATGGTCCTCGGAGGAAATAATTATTCCCTACGTCTCGCCTAAAGACAATAAGGTGCATCGCTATTTCCCTGACGCCGTGATCAAGGTGCGCGACAAGGACGGCAAGATCATCACCATCATGATAGAAATAAAGCCCTTGGCGCAAACCTCGCCTCCAGTGAAGAAGAAAGGGGTTACGAAGGGCTTTATCAACGAAGTGCTGACTTACGCCGTCAACGAGGCGAAGTGGGAACAAGCACAGAAATATTGTGACAAGAAAGGCTGGAAATTTCAGATTATGACGGAGAAGGAGCTAGGCATAAAATAATCTATATAGATTATTCAGTATAAAGCCAAGCAGCACAAACCAGATGAGCCGTAAGCTCCATCCAGCTTTCCAATCGTCAATTGTGCCATAGATAATAAACGGCGCTAAGGCCAAATTTATAAAAAACAAGGTCTGATCAGACATCAGATATCCACCCATCTTAGGCAAACGAACAAGAATTGAACGAAGCTCTTGGTGACCATACATTCATCCATGTACTCGTTTATTTCCAAGGACGATACGCCGTTGTCCCCCATCGTCTTGGCTACCAGAGTCGCAATTGTGAAAATGTCCCCATCGGTCTTTGAGATATCCACATAAATTCCAGGATATTTAGGCTTTGGTATCAACGGATTGGCTCCGATTCACTCCAGGGACCACCCCGTAAATGACACATTTGAGACAGAAAGCAACCCAAGTTCCTGCCTAGTTTTTAGGCAGGAACCGACTTATCCCCAACCCTTATTTAAGAAGGAATTTCGAAGCGGGCGACTTTCCGGTAAGCTGATTGTCGAGGGAAATCCCGTTGGCGGCGCGATAGCCAGCAACCGAGTCAACATTGAATTTAACCTTATGGCCATCGATGGTTGTAACTTTCTTTCCGGCCATGAAATCGTCAATCAAAGCCAACTCAGTGGAGTACAACGCCGGAAGATTGGACTTTTCGCCGTTGTTGGCGACGGGACTGTTGGCCAGCATAATTTTTTCAAAGACCCTGACAGTGAGACGGCGACCGCAACCTTGCTCGAAATGATAACGCGCCTTCGGATCAGAGGAATACTCGCGCGAGAGACGAACCACAGTAGCGCAGAGATATTCAAACATCGAAATCGCAATCACCCGATTGTGCTCGCGGCCTGCAAAGATGAACTTCCGAACGATTTTGTTCTTCCCAAGACGGTCCTTACCATTGGTCTCCAGAATGAAGCCCTTGCAGAAAAACAACTGTGCAACGACGGTCAGAAGCTCACGACGCCACTTGATATGACCATAGGGCGTCTCGATAACCGTGCGATCAATCGGGCTTTCCTCTTCCTCCTGGAGGGAGGACATGTCAAGGTTATGCTTGGAGAGAAGCTCCTGCGCCTTGTTCATATAGGCAATGGCTTCTTCCTCAGTCACAGAGGAATCCTTAGCCTTGGCCAGGAGCTTCTTAATCTTTTCGATAATGTTTTCCATGATCAATCTCCATCAACTGATGGATCATGTATAGGGTATTTTGAACTTCTTGTCAAATTAAAAAGAATGGATACCTAAATGGGTGCTTACCCCATCTTCCGAGTTTTGCAGACTCGTCGCTAGTGCGCCCGCGCCTTAGGTATTCTTTAAAAAAAAAAGACCCCGCCAGTATGATTACCTAAATTACTCTATCATGAGCAAAGCGGGATTTCTAAGCAGTAGGAGGGAATCGAACCCCCGTCACCTCCGTGAAACTTCGGCGTTCTACCATTAAACTACTACTGCAAACTGGAGCGGGTAGAGAGAATCGAACTCTCGTCTTCTGAGTGGAAGTCAGTTGCTCTACCATTGAGCTACACCCGCAAATCTTGGATCGAATGGTGGATTGAAAAAGCCCACATTTCCTTCCCCATGGAAGGCGTCCTCACACTTAAACGACATTCGAAACTTATTTATTCAGGTATCCTTTACAATCTTCTTCCGATTGTAAATTTTCTTCGACACCATGACGCGAAGCTTGTACTTCGGCGTGCGAAGGTCCTTGGCGATGACATTACGATTTTTCATAATTCTGACTCCTGCGTGAAAGGTTTTCATATTATGAGAAGATTTTTCATAATGTCAACTAAAATTCACGATGGTAGATTCTCTGAAAGCCTAGTCAGTTCTCCTAACCTAACACGGAGTCTGTTCTGAGCTTCCTCATAATTCTCTAATTCTTCTTTTGTAAGTTTAATACTTTGTTCGTAGCCAAGTATATCCAATTCTATTCGTTTACGTTCCTTTTCGACTATTTCATCCAATACTGTCATTTTCTTCCCCTCTTGTTTATTAAATTCTGGTGGGGAGTGAGAGAATCGAACTCTCGTTGACGGATTGAAAGCCCGCTCTATTAACCACTATAGGAACCCCCCGATTTCTTATTTATTGGTGCGGTAAATCGGATTCGAACCGATATTCTACAGATTGAGAATCTGTCTTCCTAGCCGTTAGAAGACTACCGCGCATTCGTATAAATTGCACCATTGGCAGACGTTTTAACTTGATCGTAGTCTGCCACAAACATCTTGTATCTAAATCCTTGCTCGTCAAGGTGCTTCTTCCAATTTTGAACACCTGTTTCTGACAGATATTCAATTATATATTCAACCTTGTGCGGAGGAATGAAAGAGTGGTAGAAGTTAATATTAACCGAATGATATTTGAAATAATTATGTACTCTATCATAATCATCGTCAACATCAAATTCAATTTTTATAATGAAAAACTGATTTTTCTTGATAATCTTTTTCATCTTTCCTCCTTATGCATACTTATCGTCCTCGAAATCCTTTTTAAGCCAGTAATCCTTATCCTCATTGAGGTATCTGACAATATTTTCATTCCGAGTGACATTATGATGAATCATAATAAGTTTCATATTCATATTTTGCTGGTGATATGTATTACAAATTGAAACAATATATTCTTCACCAACATGGATTAATTCATGAGTGCGATCACGATATTCCCACAAACGCGGAATAACAAACCCAGGACCAGGAATATTTAGTTTGATAAACTTATCGTATTCCTTGAGAGTTACCTTGACCTTGGCGAAGATTGTTTCATAATAATCTCTTCGCCGCAATTCGTTAATGACTTGTTCGGCTTCATATATCTTTGTCATAGGAAATAATTCTTATCCTTCACCTTGTCCCACTCAGCAATGAAAAGCTTAAAGGGACTGCCGATGGCGCGAAAGCGCTCCTGCCACTGATCTATGACGTATCGTTCATTAGGACCGATCACGATTTCCGCCTGATTCGGCTTCTCTAGGTTGTCCTTGAA